GAGTATCAAAATAAAAAAAATCAGCTGGTGTAATAAAATCAACTAGATAATTATTTTTTATCGCGTGTTTTTCGATGTTTTTAAATGTAGTAACTACACCATTAATTTGGTCTTTTAAGTTGTCGGTAATTATTAAGATTTTTTGCATTGTGTTGTTACTTTGTATCCTTTATATTTTAACCAAGCATGTACTTGATCTTTTACTTTCTCGCATTGAGATTGATCGTCGAACTTGATCATGATTTTTCCAGGAATATCAGACGGATCTGTTATACTCACTGCTATTATTATTAACATCCACATAATCATCCTCTCTAATCCAAGTTATTATTTCCCATTGTCCGTCGTGGTGTTCGACCAATGCAGAAAGTGATTCGACCCAGTCTCCGGAATTCATGTATGGAATGCCGTCAATTTCTTTTATTTCTGCATGATGTATGTGCCCGCATATCACTCCGTCGAACTTACGCTTTTTACAATACACTGTTAAATTTTCTTCAAATTTAAATATAAAGTCAACAGCTGATTTAACTCTGTGTTTAAGATACTTACTCAAACTCCAATAGCCAAACCCCATTTGATGTCGAAACCAATTGAAATATGAGTTTATAGATAAAATGGCATCGTATGCTTTATCACCTAAGAATGACATCCACGGTGCTAAATTAGTAATTCCGTCAAACATGTCGCCGTGAACTACTAAGTATCGTTTTTGATCGACTCCTATATGAGTAAATTGATTGACAATTTTAACATTGCCGAAATTTATCTTATAAGGAATAAAACTTCGAAGAAATTCGTCGTGATTTCCTGCAACATAAATCACTTGAGTTCCTCGATTTGCAATTCCTAAGATGCGTCGAATTACATTAGTATGACTCTTTTTCCAGCGCCATTTGTTTTGTTGCATCTTCCATCCGTCGATTATATCACCAACTAGATATAATCTTTCAGAGGTATTGTTTTTAAGAAAGTTATTAAGAGGTTTAGCTTTGCAATCTCTTGATCCGAGATGTACATCACTGATAAAAATACTACGATATTTGTGTTTCATATATGTATTTAAACATATTAAGATTGCCGTAGTATTACAGTATATGGCGTGCCTAGCAGGACTCGAACCCGCATGATCCATTAGCTTTCTCCTGGTTCGAAGCCAGGCGGCATATAGGCACGAAAAATCTTATTACTTATTACTGATTATAAATATCTGTGCATTTAATGCACTAAACTTATGGTAACAACTATGAAAAAATATTTATTTACATTAATGGTTGCAGCGTTAATTTCAGGCTGCTTACATAAAGAAGAACCTAAAGAGCCTGCTCCTTCAGCTGATCATATGATCAACGGGCAAGTACCTCCAATGACACCTACTCGTGCAGCAGAACAGTCTATTGCTCTAGAAGTAATCGACGATGATCGCGAATTGCTTACTGAAAAAACCGTCCGTTCAGTTGGTACTAGAGCACCGATTCATCTTCATCCGTATGGCGGACAGACCTGTATCTTATCAGGAGAAATGACGTTATATATGGACGGATCAGAACCAGCTCGTGCTATCGCAGGTACTTGTTATTTCATGCCGTCGGGACATCGTATGACTGGAGTTAACACTGGAAATACTGATGCAGTTATGTTTGACTCGTTTGTAATTCCAACAGGATCTGATGTTTGGACTATTGTAGAACCAGGTTTTGATAGTTCCACTGAACTGTTATCATCTATGCGTAAACCTAAATAAGGTCAATAAAAACCCGTCATATGACGGGTTTTTATCTATACACAGTGTTGTTCTTGAATTTTCTTAACTACTTCATCGAACAGAATTGGTCTAAAGTTGATCTGTTCAACAGATACGTTAAAGTACCAAGGATCGATTCTATCAGCTAACATTACCCTATTCTGATGTAAATGACCATGAATGTTAGCAGCAAACCTGCCCTTACTATCAGCATGTACTGGAATATGACTTAGGATCATATTATTCATTACATGATACCCACGAATATCTCTAAAATGTTCAGTATAATCATTTAATTTGAAAATATCATGGTTGCCTTTAATAAGGACTTTATCTCCGTTTAAACGATGAAGAATCTGTAATGATCGTCTATTAATTACAACATCGCCTAAATGGTATACTTTATCATTAGGGCGAACAGTTTCGTTCCATCGCTTGACCATCTCTTCATCCATTTCTTCTGGATTATCCCATGGACGAATTTTGGTAACACCGTCCTTGCAAAGGAACTTACAAACTCCAAGGTGTCCAAAATGTGTATCGCTCACTAAAAATACTGCTGGCATAATTTTCTCCTTACTAGTTAACATAACTAGATACTAGTCTAGTGTGTTCGACTATAAGTGGAGTGGGTAACAGGACTTGAACCTGCATTATACTGATTTGCAATCAGCTGCCTAACCATTCGGCGCATACCCACAAATATTGGCGGAGAGTGAGGGATTCGAACCCTCGGACCAGGTTTCCCTAATCGACAGATTAGCAATCTGCTGGTTTAAACCAACTCACCCAACTCTCCATAAAATCAACAGGATGCTATGTCTAAAAGCTGGGAGTCGAACCCTATATGACAAATGTCCCCTCTGGACTAGCCCGCCAAAAAATGGTGGCGCAAAATTGTTTGCTGTAGTCATCCTAAAACTGGCGGGCTGTACGGGATTCGAACCCGTGGTCTCTGACGTGACAGGCCAGCGCATTAGACCGACTATGCTAACAACCCTTAACATGGAGGAAGGTGTGGGATTCGAACCCACGGACCCTTTCGAATCGACAGTTTTCAAGACTGTTCCAATAAGCCAGACTCTGGCAACCTTCCAAAAAAATTTGTTGTAAACCCTCCACCACAACAAAACTGGTACCCTTAGTCGGATTCGAACCAACACTGAATGCGTTCTAAGCGCATCGCCTCTACCAATTGGGCTATAAGGGCTTAATTATTTTTACCTTTTTAAATAACAAGTTAGGTGTTGTCCTAACTTGTGTATTATATTATACAGTCTTTTATATAGTTGTCAACTGTTACGGAGCCAAAAATCTGTTGAACAACTCAGGGTACAAATTAGCTACTTTTTCTAATTCATTCCAGTCACCCTGTTTTAGCTGGTTTGAATCGTAATACTGAAGTCTTCCGCCTATTGCTTTAGCAATTCCTAAAAATGCGTCGTGAATACTTGGATCATTTGATATCGGCAATTCTAAATGTTTAATTGCAGTAGCATGAAGTAATGCTCCACTAAATGCATAGAACTTATTACCATGCATAATGAATCTTACTAAGTTTGTATCTTCACCAAGTTCTCTAATTTCGGAACTAGTAGGATTAACGAAAATTGGATACTTCTTTCTATTAATCGGCGAATTAACTAAAGAATGATATTCTTCATTAATCATTAGTTCGTGAATTTTCATGGCATTTCCTCGTATAGTAACAGTTTAGTACAAAAATGTGCTATGTTGTTTTAAATCAACTCTAGTTGCAGATTGCAAAGAATGTTTTTCTGCTACAGCATAAAGCGATACTGTATTATAATAAATTGGTTAGGTATCAATATCACGCATCACAGCTGTTCTAAGTTCTTCTGGCACATATTCCAATGCACGACTATCGTCAGTTACTGCGAGCTTGCATAGCTCAAGTGTTCTAAATTTTTCTGGCACATATTCCAATGCAATCCCGTACGTTTTCACAGCTATCATACATAGCTCAGGTGTTCTAAGTTTTTCTGGTACCTTGCTTAATGTCCATCCGTCACCGGTTACTGCGATTTTGCATAGCTCAGGTGTTCTAAGTGTTTCTGGCACAGCACTTAATAATCTACTTTGGTTAGATACTGCGATCTTAAATAGCTCAGGTGTTCTAAGTTTTTTTGGTACATACTCCAATTCAAACCCATTGTTAGTTACTGCGATCTTACATAGATCAGGTGTTCTGTGTTCTTTTGGCACGTCATTTAATGACGGAGGTTCGTCCTGTTCCAACGCTATCTTACATAGTTCGGGAGTTCTGTATTCTTTTGGTACATAGTATAAAGCCAAGCCAGTTTGTTCCACGGCCATTTTACATAAATCAGGAGTTCTGTGTTCTTCTGGTATATGCTCTAATGCATTAGTATCTTTAATAACTGCGATCTTACACAAAGTTGCATAATTTTTATTGTTAGGTAAAATATAACTTATATTCCTATTATACCTATCATTCTCTATAAAATTTTTACATATTTCAAAATCATTTCGTATATAATTTGAGGCCACAGTTAACATCGATTTAGGATCTGAGTGTAGTTCACGAATAATTAATTCTTTAAACTGACTTACAAATTCATCAGGAACTATTAATGATAGATTGGTATTTTCATTGACAGCCTGTGACCATGATTTAATATCATTTCTATAATTGCCTTCGGTATCTATGATATTTGATATTCCCGATATCTTTTGTATATTTTTCATATATATCTTTCTCAACCATACCGGAGCCTTAATAATTTGTATAGGTGAAATAGATATTTGATCCCGTATTAAGTTAGGCTTTACCTGCTGTAATGTTCTAAGATCTTTATCATCTAGATCGAAAATTGAGAAATTGTTATCTGGTAAATATCCACCGCCCTTTATTCCTTTGATTATATCGTTTTGTAATAAGCTCATTATATAGGGGTGTAATCGTTTAGATGGTTTTTGATTACCCCATGCTTTCATTTCACCTAATTTTCCGTTAGGTTCTAAAATAAAAGTCATTTTTACTCTATTATCTATTCGATAGCTAAGTATACGTTGATCTTTTTTACGTTGTCCTGTTACATTGCCGCAATGTGATCCACTTGCGCCTTCATCCGAGCAATATGCTCTGTTAACAAACCACCAAGCAGATCCATCATTAAATTTGATAAGTTCATGATCTCCTTCTTGTGGAGTAACAGTGGGCTTATCTTGAGATAGCTTCTTTTCATGTTCCTGTTGAATTGCGTTCAATTCAGCAACTATTTGCTCAGGTGTCTTTTTAGCAAATTGATATTCTTGAATTCCAGGTATTGCAAATCCCATATAATGTTCTATTTCAGAACCGATATTTTGAATATCAATGGAATTTGGGTCTTTAAGATGTTGTGTCAATAATCTAAGCCACCAAACAATTCGTTCATCTTTCTTCAGTACTGTTTTTGCCCATCTAAGGTTATCATTAATATATGCAACTTGCTCAGGATATTGAGTACGTAGATTTACGATCATACCATCATAACTGGCTTCAAATAGCTGCATTATTCTCATTATAATATTCCTAAACTTTTAATTAAGATAAATTTTGTATTTACGTTTCCATTCTCAACCAACCTTCGTACATTGACTTCCGTAGAATGTTAACATCTCTAATTTTTATTAGGTATTTATCATGTATTAAAAATAATCTGATAGTGTATTACACAATTTGTCCAGATGCTCTATCAAACTGTGCTAATCCCGGAATAAACTAGTAAAATTGGAGCGGGAGATGGGATTCGAACCCACGACGAACGGTTTGGAAGACCGACACTCTACCACTGAGTTACACCCGCACTTTAATAAAACACACCGTACAACTTGCGCCTTTCTCAAGGTCTTAAACAGCGTCTCGTACGAGCCGATGTGTTTTATTAAAGTGTTTAGCTAATCAGCACCACCCGATCCCTAAACTGAGTTGTTACACCTGTCCGTCAACTAATTTTTTTGGATGGAAGTTGCTGCCACCCTAAGATATTTTCAAGTCGCTCCTAATTTGGAGCCTTCGCGGCAATTGATCTTAAGCGCCGTGCTAATTGGTTTAGCAGTTACCCTCTTTAATTAAAGCCTAAAGAGATAGCTAGTGTTTAACAGGATGTGCTTTTTGCTTTTCTATAATGGTGAAAATTTAAATTGCTGTATACATCCTAAAATTGGAGCCTTGTGTCAGATTCGAACTGACGAGGACCGAAGTCGGCGGCTTACAAAACCGCTGCAATCAACCACTATGCGAACAAGGCATGTTCTTTTTACCTTAAACTTTGTTTCTTTTTGTTTGTCGAGCAATTTCGTTTAATAGTTTACCTTTAACTTTTTTAGTTGAAGCTTTACTGTAAAGCTCTTCTAATTGTACAATACTAAGTGCTCTTAAACGAGGCTTACCGTTTTTAGTCATGCCAGGTGACTTACGTGGTCTACTTGCTTTACTAATCGTTGACATTGTTAACTTCCTATTTTTTTATTATACTTATAAATGCTATTCTTGTCAACTTTTATTTTTGATTTTGTTTATTTAGTTTCTTCTGTGCTACTTTGCTCGTCGAGCAGTTCTAGTTTAACACGGAATTCAAAATCCTTAACGTTCCATTGAGGGTCGTTAGTATCTCTCCAAAATTTATCAATATCTTGTTTGAATTGAATTTGAGAACCATTTGCCCAAGCAATTATTACATCTGCGTGTTTATGTCTTTTCATATTAAACTAAATTATTGTAATGTTGAATAGTATCAGCCCAAGATGTATGTAAAATCCCAAAGCCGCCGTGAGCATTCCATTGCTGAATATTGCTAGCAGTGTCGTCAATTAATACCCTTCCTGGTCGAGCATAGTAACACTTAATAGATTTTCCAGGTACAAAGATCGGATGAAATTCTACATTATAAATAGACAACCATAATCTTTTTTGTCTAGAAATTTCTTTTAGATATTCTTCTCTAGCAGTAGAAGTTAAGATCGACACACGAACATTATCTGGCAACGATCTTAAAAATTTTAATGCAAGATCAAAATCCGGCATTGGATCAAGTGTAGCAAAGTTCTCGCCTTCTACAAACGCATCCCAACGACGCTGGAATGTGTTCTTTTTCCGAGGGTAGTCGACATCTGGGTTATCGTTGAACAACTCCTTAAATCGTTTGTAGTAGTCAGCAATAACACCGTCCATATCTACAAAAACTTCGGTAATCGGTTCTTTTTTATTCATATATGAAATATCATCGGTAAAACAGTTATCAACATTCCAACGCCTGCTAATCTAGCTACTAGCGCGTACCACAGTGCATATTGTACATGTTTTTGTTGCCAAACGCAAGTAAAATGGTTGGATATCTTAATCAGTGCTATACCCCAACACAAGTAAAATATCATTGTGATAATTTATACACTTCTCTTATAAGATCGGAAAATTTTCGATCTTCAACATATTGTCTTAAATTGTATGCTGTTATAACAGACATTGAATTACCACGAGATAAACACAAGTTTGCTAAATCTACTCCCCATTTTTCAGCAAACAAACTTTCGTACATTGAATCTCTTGCTTCAGTGTCAGTAACTGTTTCAGTGCCATCCCATGTTGATTTCCCTCCAAAGTGCAGTAGATATGAATGGTCAGTGTATTTTACTGAGATACCATTAAATAATGCTCTCAGTCTATAGTCAACATCTTCTCCGCCACCCACTCCGAAACTTTCGTCAAACTTGCCAACTTTCTTATACACAGCTGCCGGTAAGCGAAATACATAAAACGGCATAAGCAGTGCATCGAAAAATTTGTATGTTGCTTTTGTTTTATGAAAATGTGCAATTTTGCACAACTCAGCAAACTGATTGTTATAATCTTCTATTCGAACATAGGAAATAAGATTAAGCAAGTCTGTTGAATATGTATGAGTTTGATTACAAGACGGTAATAGGATTGCGTTATTATATTGATCAAAGCGTTCATTCCAGTTTGGAGTAAACACTACATCGTTAGATAGCACAAAAACATCTCGACCATCGGCTATATCAATTGCATCATTGATATTTTTTGCAAAGCTCTGAGGAACGGTATTTACTATATGATTAACATTAGGATCGGTATTAGTTCTAACTGCATCATTATCAAACAAATAAAACTTGTCGTCTTTTGTTAAACGAGTAGTCTTCAAAAAACTTTCTAATGCAAGATCAGTATAATTATCTGAATTACCGCATGCCATCATAGCATAAACAGTTGCCTTAGGTTTCATGTAATCAATTTTACTAGTTTTAGTTTTTTAGTTTCAGCGTCAAACACCGCTTCGACGTTAGGAGTTTGACATGTTGAATCTACTTCAAATCCCCCGACGCTATTAATAAACAGTTTAGTTGTTTTTATAATGTCGGGCAGAGGGTCTGGTTTTACTCTATATTCATTAGCAGTCCAGTTAGGATAATCATTATCCCACCATTCACCGCTACTAATTTTTAGTTGTATTTGTTTTCCTTCTGCCCAAGCAACGATTTCATTATAATGTTTATGCCGCATACTATATTTTTTCTCTCTCGTTAATACAAAATGTCTTAAAC